CGACTTAGTATTCCGTATCATATGGTAGAGCCTTTTTACAATCCAACTACTAGACAGTATGTTGGTTTTGTGAAGATTACCTACCGTAATAATGCGAAGGACATTGTTCAGACCGATGTAACAATCCCACTGATCGATGTCATCCGAGTTTTTAAACTCGATGAAATAGATTGGAGTATTATAGTTTTTAACGAAACTCAAATTAAAGAATTCCCTGATGTGTCTCACCATTTTTGCACTTTCAATGAAATTGCTAATGGTAAGATTAATCAAGGTTTTCTTATGGTTCCAGAGCCAGCTCCTATTCTGAAGGCCACTGATACTATAGAACGTATTGGTGGATTTCCTTACAAATCCGCACAAGGATTTGATTATTATAATCATGAAACATTTAATTATTGTTTTCAAACCCTCAAAGGGTGGTGTTTCTCTCCTTTATTTATAGAGAACACTCACTTTTCTGGGAAGATTGCTGGATTTCATATATCCGGTGATAATGTTACTTCAGGTCATGCTGTGGAAATTAGTAGGGAAATGGTTCATGATGCAAATGAAGCAATTGACGAGCAGTTAGCTATCCTTAAAAAGATTCGTTTAGAATCTGAACATGTTCCCCAAATGGATTTCAAACTTGAAATCCCAAATGGCTTAGAATATGTAGGACCTGCTCCGCAACATTTGTTTAACCGACAACCCGATAAATCACAGATACAACCTAGTATCATACAAAATTTGGTGGTTCCAACCACCAAACGACCAGCTGCATTAAAGTTTGATCGAGTCAAGAATCAGTCTCCTTTACAGAATGCCTTATCTCGTTGGAAGAAAAACCCGAAAGGGTTGAGTATTCTGACTGAGGCAGAAGTGAATGAAACTATTGACTATGTCCTTGCTGAAATTGTACCTCATGTATCAGAAGATGAAATTTCGTTTCATCAGGTTATTAATGGCGTTCCTTTATGGGAACATGGCCATGGATTACACATGAGTACATCGGCTGGACCTAACACAACTCAAGTTAAGAAAACCGGAACCGGAAAATCTTATCTCTTTCGTGAGGTTATTACCTTCGAAGGATCATATTTTGAAATGATTCCAGAATTACAACAACGAGTTGATGCTTTAGAAGCAGCTTATCAACAAGGACTTACTTATCAAGCTTATCAAGCTTTGATGCTTAAGGACGAATTACGTGATCATGATCGCGTTGATGCTATGAAAACAAGAGATTTTGCTTGCCTAGAGGTAGCACACCTTATATTAGGCCGCAAATATTTTGCAGGATTTATAGAGAACATTTTGTGTTCTCGTAAGACCTCTGGTATTACCCTTGGAATTGACCCAAAAACCCCTGAAGAATGGGATTGGGTTATCCGAGGTCATAATATCAAAGATCCAATATATGATCCTTATGATGTAGCTCATGCTGATCGTGAATATAATGAAGTCCTTCTCCGACTTTTGGTCGAGAAAATTCTTGCACGATTACCTGGATCCACTAGTGTTACACAAATACGCCGTGGTATTTTATCTGATATGACAATTACTCAATTAGTGATAATTGGTGGAGAAATCTACAAAACAGTATCAGCTCAATTTGCTTCAGGTGGTTTTATTACTGCTCATATGCAGTCTCTGTATTACAAAAATGGATCCCGATTGGCTTTAAAGGCCGCCAATAAACGCCTTATGCTTGCAACTGAAGAAGAAATCATTGATTACTTTACAAACATTGCTGGTGATGTGTCTTTACGACCAACCACTTTGTCTGTTTGTTATCCTGATAATTCTAAACTTGCGAGTCGACATAATGGAGATGACACTGTATTGATCCGTAGTGCTTTGTTACTTGGGTGGTACAATCTCCGAGTTCAGCAATATGAAATGGCTGAATTTGGAATTGATATTACTCCAACTGACAAAAGTAAAGTTTTTAAACTTGCCTACTCAATTGATGAACTTGATTTTCTCAAGCGATCTTT